GGTAGTCAGACACTTGCTTGCTCTGGTGACGCATGTGAAATCGTAGACTTAACCTAAGGAAACTTTATGTACACCGTCATAACTCGTAATCAATGTAACTTCTGTGACTCAGCCAAGGCCCTGTTGAAAGGAGCAGGGCAAGGCTACACAGAGTATAACGTGCAGTTCTATAGTTCTAGGTGGATTCTGTCCCTGATGAAACAGGCAGGCTTTACTACTGTACCTCAAATCTTTTCTTCTGATGGCACTCACATTGGAGGGTACACTGAGTTGAAAGAGTTCTTAGGGAAGTTAGAAGGTAGTAAAGTATGACAGCAGTACGTAAGCAATTCAACAAGGCTCTATACGAAGCCTACGACAAGCCAGCACGTACAGCATTGGTCTCTTACCTTAAGGGTAAGGGCCATACTGTTGTTTCAAACGAGGAGAACTTTGGTGTAGATCTTGTGACACAGAAGGGTGGCTTCACGTACTTCAATGAGGCGGAGGTCAAGACAGCATGGAAGGATGACTGGCCTACACACTGGACAGAGATACGTATACCTGAGCGTAAGCAGCGCCTCTTAGATAAACATGAGGGGGTTGACGGGGTGCTAAACTTCTATATATTTAGCATGAATATGACACAAGCATGGAGGATTAAGGATACACTGCTAACGCCTGCCTCACTGAAAGAAGCTAAGGGTCGCTACATACAGAAGGGCGAACTGTTCTTTCACATACCATATACATCAGCGGAGCTTATAAAGCTATGAGTGCTAAAGAAAAACCCAAGAAGCAGACACGTAGAAGCACAAACTACAAGGGTGCTGACAGCAAGCCTACATCAGGTATTGTACCTAAGACTGCGAAGCAGGGTGACCTCATTAAAGCCCTACGGACGGATCGACAGGTGTTTGTACTGGGTCCAGCAGGGACAGGTAAGACATACGTTACAGCCACGGTTGCTGCAGACATGTACACACTCAAGCAGATCGACAAGATTGTGATTACACGTCCCCACGTATCTGTGGGCAAGGACATTGGTTACTTGCCGGGTACACTAGAAGAAAAGACATACCCGTGGGCATTGCCTGTGTTGGACGTTCTAGTGAAGCACTTAGGTCGTGGTGCTGTTGATACGGGCATCAAGAACAACAACATTGAAATGGCACCCCTTGCACTTATGCGTGGGCGTAGCTTTGATAATGCCTTCATCCTTGTTGACGAGACACAGAACATCACTACGCATGAGTTGAAGATGTTGCTGACACACAAAAGTATATCTACAACATGCTTTCAGAACTAGAACAAACTGTGCGTATTTCAGGACATCCTACACTTGTTAAAACATCAGCCACAAATGCAACAGCAGGTGCTGGTTCAATTGTAACAATGCCTGAGGATTTAGATCCTGGCTTAACACCGTTCCTATTACAACCAACTGGTGCAACAATTGGTGGCATACTAGATACTATTGACAAGCAAGTTGAAAGTATTCAGAAGACCACACATACATCAGCAGTACAAGGAACAAAGGGCTCACCAATGAGTGGTGTTGCACTACAAACAGAACGACAATTACTTAATGCTAAACTTTCAGATCTAGCAGACACACTAGAAGAAACAGAAAAGAAAATGTGGAACATGTGGTCAAACTGGACTGGTATTCCTTTACCGGAAGAATTTAGTATTGACTATGTTGACACATTTGATATTCGTGATCAACATTCAGAACTTGAATTACTTACTCGTGCCGCAGATAATGTGCCACATGATATATTCAAGCATTACATACATGATAGTATTGTAAACTTGTTGGTGGAAGATCCAGCACAAGCAACAGATATTAAGAAGATTATAGCGGAAGAACATGCGGCTATGCCAATGGCTATGCCAGCAGAAACTACCCAGGAATCTGACGAATAAATAAAGTTAAGGTTAAGTAAAACCCCCTAACTAACCAATAAAGGATACTGATATGACAGAACAAATCATAGACACTACTCCAGCAACAACTACTGAGGAAGTTGCTACGGAGGAAACAAAGACTCAGGAACAAAGAATGTTCAGTCAAGACGAGTTGAACGACATTCTAAGCAAGCGTATTGCACAGGTAAAGTCAAAATATGATGATATAAACCCTGATGAATATAGAGAACTAAAGACTCTTCGCCAGCAACAGGAAGAAGAGCAGATGATCAAGCGTAATGAGTTTGATAAACTGCTCAAGCAAACCAAAGTTAAAGCGGATGAAGAGGTAAACACATTGCGAGGTGAACTAGAGAAGATTAAGGTAGATGGTGCCCTAATCAGCGCCGCCAGTCAAAAAGGTAGCGTAAATCCAGAACACATTGCACAATTGCTAAAGGCTAGTGTAAGACTTGATCCAAATGGTTCAGTTACAGTAGTTGATAGTGAAGGTAATCCACGCTATACAGAAAGTGCGGATCCTATGTCAGTAACTGACTTAGTTGAAGACTTCCTAAGTGTTAACACCTATTACCGCTCAGCGGGGCCGCAAGGCACTGGTTCTCAGAGTAATACGAATGTTAAATCTTCTACACAGAGTGTAGAACTTAGTCAATTAGACTTAAGCCGTCCTGATCATCGCGAAATATATCGCAAGATGAAACAGGAAGGTAAACTTTAAAAAAAGGTAAAATAAAATGGCTTATAATTCAGCATTTAACCTAGACGCATTAGTTGTTCCTACAAAGGCAGCAACCGTCTATGCCGCTCACGAAGCATCATTGTTTCTAGGCGGAAACTTAATTCCTATGGGACAAATCCCAGCAGGATCAGCCAGTCTACAGGTTCCTCTAATGGGATCAGTAACTGCAACAAAAATTACAGCAGAAGGTGTCACAGATGACATTCCTGCAACAGCAGTAACAGACACAAAAGTCGATATTCCTGCAAACATCTATGCCGCAAGAACAGTCCTAAGAGATCTTGGCGGAATTGATCCACAAGAAATTGGTCGTATCCTTGGTAATTCTATCAGTACTTCTTTTGATACCGACTGTGGAGCGATGCTTGAAAACGGCGGTATTACAAATGTAGTTGATACAGGCGGAACAGTTTCACTTAACTTCATCTTTGATGCTGTAAAAATTATCAGAGACTCAGGCGATATGGGCCAAATTTATGGTGTTGTTTCAACAGCAATGGCTACTAACTTGCTTAAGAACATTGGTACAGCCGCATATGCCGGAAGTGAATTCCAAGGTACTGCAATGCAAAATGCTTCAATTGGTACAGTAGCAGGCGTACAAATGTTTGTTTCATCATACATGACAGCAAATAAAGGTACACTATTCACAGCAGACGCATTCCGTATTGGTATGTTCCGTAATATCGATCTAGAAGTCGAGGGTTGTGCTTCTGCCGTTGGTAACGATGTTGTTGCTAACCTACACGCTGGTATTGGTCTTGTCGACGCAAGCCGTGCTGTTCGTTTAGCAGACTTCTAAGATAACAATTTAAAAGGAGAGAGACTATGAGCAATTATGCCACAAACGCAGATCTACTGGCACTAGTGCCTGCGATCTTTGATCACGGCGAAAGTGACTATACTGACGAACTTACAAACGCAACTGCGGATGTAAACCGTGATATCGAAATTGAATGGAATAAAAGAGGATTTAATTATGGTAGTGGAAACACACGCTTTAATACAAGCCTCCTAGTAGCCGCACAATGGAAGAGAGCAACTATGTTCAAAGCGTTAACGGATTACATAATGCCTCGTCTTTCTCCTTTTCGTGTAGATGATAGTTTTCAATTACAAATCAGTTTCTATAAAACTCGTTATGCAGAAGAGATCGGGGCAGAGTTTGCCATCGGTATCAAGTATGACGCAGAGGGTGATGGTACAATCAATGACAGCGATTATTTTGAGGCTAGTCAAGATAGGCTGTATAGATAATGGCCAGTAAAAGAGAACTTATAGTACAAAACATTGTTACGCAAATCCAAAGTATAGCATCAATTAAATTGGTTACTAGGGAACCAAAAGACATTTTAGAATTGTCCGTAGCAAGTTTTCCACACATACTTGTTGAAACTGCAAATGAAACTAGAGAAAACGCTAGTTTCTCAGCAGATGTTCGCAAGGAAAGTGAATTGGAAGTCTTGCTTCAAATTGTTGTATATGGTAACAACCGTGATCAACAAAGAAATAACATCATTGAAGCCATAGAACAAAAGTTGGATATAGATGTTACAAGAGGCGGACATGCCTTTGATAGTCAACTAAGTGAAGTCACAATTCGTGAACTAAACGAAGCGGCTCCATATGGACAAGCGGTTGCATTGTTTACTATTAAATATTTCTACACAAAAGGAACACCATAGACGCAGTAGCGTTTGTTAATCAGACATCCTAGGAGAATAACATGGCTGAACAAAAAGGAATTGATGGAGTAGTAAAAGTAGGGGCAAATAATATCCTTAATGTTACTAACTTCTCAATCGAAGAAACATCAGAAACTCTGGATATTACAAGTATGTCAAGTACAGGTAATGCTAGAGAGATCCTGCCAACATTTACTGCATTTAGTGGCAGTTTTGATGGGTATTGGGACGCATCAGACTTATCGTTGAAGCACTCATCAGGTACACCACCAATTGTACGCAGTGGCGAAACACTTACTTTCGAATTCTATCCAGAAGGCGAGGCAACAAATGCACTCTACTACTCAGGTAGTGGAATTGTAACATCAGTTAGCAGAAGTGCTAGTTTTGATGGTGCTGTTGAGTTTTCAGTAGCATTTGAAGGTACCGGCGTATTGACTTACGGCGTGGACACTTAATAAAATAGATGGTACGCTCTAGTGATGAAAAAGTAATCCTTAGGGATATGCGTAAATCCATAGAGCGTGCCGTCGACACACTTCTTGACGATATAAATACAGAAGTAATTAAGACAACTCCCATACGAACTGGGAGAGCGAGAAGTGGATGGCGATACAGCCCCAGATACAAATTGGGATATCAAGGAGCACTTATACAGAACCGTGTTGAATATATCGGTATACTGGATAGGGGTTCAAGTAAACAAGCACCAAATGGTATCGTAGAACCAGCCATAGATAAATTTATACGGAGAAACAGAAAGATATGACAAAACTAATTGATCGTGCTACAGCACATTTTGAAGAGATTCTAAGCCAGGGACTAAAAGGTCCTATTAAAGTTCCAGAATGGGATTGTGAAGTATATTACAAGCCATCAAGTACAATGGCAGAAGAAGCAAAGATTATTGAACTTACCCAGCAGGGTAAATCAACTGAAGCGTTAGTGCAGACTCTTGTTGCTAAAGCAAGAGATAAAGAAGGCACATTGTTATTTGAAGCAAGTGATAAAGTCCGCTTGATGAGAGCAGTAGATCCTGCAGTTATTCTCACAGTGGTTACATCAATGAATTCAGATGCTGAGGCAACAGAAGACGCATTGGGAAACTAAAAGGTCTTCCTCAGATCCTGTTCTTATATAAGTTAGCACTGGATTTAGGGAAGACGGTAGAAGAAATATTAACCACTATGAGTGTTGTAGAATACAGAGGGTGGGTAGAATATTTTAATTATGTTTCCAAAGAACAAAAAAGGAACGCCAACAGGCCAAAGGGGAGACGATAAATGGCATCAACATACAGTTTAATTATAGAGGCAGTTGATAAGACTCGAGGACCGCTCAAAGGCATTGAGCGTAACATGGGCAGATTAGATCGTAAGGCGGGCCAGGTTACGAGTACTCTAAAGGGTGCTGGCGTTGCCATTGCTGCTTTTGCAAGTGGTAGTGTAATGAGAGGCTTAGTCAATCAGTTTACTGCATTTGAAAAAGCCCGTTCAGTTATTGCCACATATACAGGCAGTCAAGAAAAAGCAAACAGAGAAATGGTTAGACTACAAAAACTAGCCAATGATCTAGCACAAGACCTTCCGGATATCACAAACGCATTTAAGATTCTAACCACAAGAGGTATTGATACTTCAAGTGCTAGTTTAAAAGCGTTCTCAAATGTGGCGACAGCAAACAGTAAAAGTTTTAGCCAATTGGGTGAAGCGATTGCTGATGCACTAACTGGTGAGTTCGAAAGATTAAAAGAATTTGGTATTAAAGCAACCAAAGAGAATGACAAAGTTGTTGCACAGTTTGCCGATGGTTCAAAGAAATCCTTTAACAGTTATAAAGACTTTGTTGAAGGTGTTAAGCAATTGGGTACAGCAGAAGGACTATTTGGTTCAGCAAGTGCCAACAATGCAAACACACTAGCACAAGCATTTTCAAACTTAGCAGGCAAATATAACGAAGCCGCTATTGAGTTTGGTAAAGGTGCTAAGGGTGGACTAAAAGTATTCACAACAACAATTACCCTACTGATAGATCAGAACAAAGAACTTATTCGTACGATTGGTGAAGCAGTAGGATCAATTGCGACTGGTTTAGCAAAGGCTATAGCATTCGCGGCAAACAATGCAGACAAACTTAGCCTAGCAATTAAAGTATTGGTAGCATACAAAGTGGGTATGTGGATGACGGCAGCCGCAGTGGCTACTCTACGCTTTTCACGGGCACTAACTGCAACAGGTGTGGCAGCCGCCGCAACAGGTAAATTACTGAAAAGAAATATTATCGGACTAGTAATTGCTGGTGGTATCGCTGTTGCTGATATGACTGGCCTACTGGACAAACTATTTGATAGTATGGAAGGTGGCGATGGCGAAAGTTCACCTATCAATAGCCTACTTAAACAAATTAGAACAGTCAATATGGAACTGGAAAAATACCAAGAAGGTGGTAGTAGTATAGGTAAAGCCCTAACAAACAGTACCTTCCCACTAGCAGAAGCACTTGCTATGGAGCAAGTAGCACTGGAAGACAGTATTAGACTGCTTGAAAAGAGGTTAAAGACAGAACTATCCGGTAATATTATTAACACAGAGACAATTAAACAATTAGAACAACAGAAAAACAAATTGGGTGAAATAAAAGGTGTTCTTACAGACTTTATTAAACTACAGGAAAAAGCAAGTGGTGATACTCGCATAACAATAAGTTCAGCAAATAATGCAGAAGAACTAGCAATTCTTAATCCACTACTTAAGAAGATTCGTGAAAAGGCAAAACTTGATGCGTTTATGCCCAAATTAATTGCAGAAATAAATCGTCAGAAGCAAGAAAAAAATATTACAGAAAAAGAAGAACTTGCGTTACTGCAAGAACTTAATCCTAAGAAGAAGGTTAACTTAACTTTAGAGCAAAAGTTACTTAAGAATTATGAAGATAGTAAAAAAGAACTTGCCGAATTATTGAGAATACAAGGTAAGGTAGGAGAACTTAGCCAGGGTAATGCAGAGAAACAAGCATTCCTAAATCAACAAGTTACGGCAGGACTAGAAGCCAATGATTTGTATAGAAAGTCTGCCCTAACTACAGCACAGGCTATTGATGAAGGCTTTAAGACAGCAGTGGGTAGTTTGCCTAAAGAACTTTCAACAGCAATTGTACAGGGTGAGAATTTATTCAAGACTCTGGAAAACAGTTTCAATAGAATGTTGGAAAACATCCTACAACAGATACTTGAAAGTCAAATACAACAAGCACTAACACAATTGTTTGCTCCTAGTGGAACTAGTGGTTCATCAACTAACTTCCTAGCACAAGCGGCATCATTTATATTTGGTGCACCGGGTAAAGCAGTTGGTGGTCCAGTTGCTGGAGGCCAGCCATATATGGTTGGTGAGCGTGGTCCTGAAATGTTTATGCCAAACACAGCAGGCCAAATTGTATCAAACAGCGAACTAAATAGTGGCGGTGGCAGTGGTGCAGTAATTAATTTTAACATCAATGCAATTTCAACACAGACAGGCGTAGAGTTCTTATTAGAGAACAAAAAGAATATCATCGGAATGGTGTCACAAGGTTATAACCAGCGTGGACGCCAGGGAATCACAAGTTAGGGAGATAAAAGATGGCAACACTAAAAGACATTTGGGACTATCCCAATAATCCTGACCAAGGTATGGTAGCCGACACAGCAAACTGGTCAAGCACTAACGCATTTGGTGTTAGTCAGAGAGTTGAAGCACTAAGAAGCGGTGCATATAGAACATGGCCTGTATCAGCAATTTCACCAGCAACACTTGGACATTCAACACTAGACATAAGCAAAAAGATTGCAGGTTATATAAATTATACTGCCAGTCACGGTGATGACACAAACCTAACATTTAATCAGATAACAAAGTACCCACTAGTTGAATGGCAACCTGTGCCACTAGAAACATATCCAAAAATTAATCGTATAGAAGTAAAAGTAGATGCCACAACTAAAAAAGGTGTGGTTAAAATAACAACAACTATTGAACCCACTTTAAGTGGTTCAGGGCTTGCAGATGGTGACAGTATCTTTTTTAAATATTTAAA